CAACCACCGAGATGGGGAAGCAGATGGAAACGAGGACACTCCTTGCGGCACTGGACCTGCCGACCCTGCAGGGCATCAAGCGGACGATGGCCAAGCGCATCGCCGATTTCCCTGAGTCTTGCCTCGTTCGTGACTACCAGGACCAGCTGGATGCCGTCGAGGAAGAGCTGGCCATCAGAGCTCACGGGAAGGACAGGGAGTTCGCGACCTGCGTAGGCCGCGCCCTGGGCATCCTGGTGTGCATCGCCTCCCTGTTCGCAATGGCCCCAGCGCGCGCCGACCTCCGAGACATCGAGGGCAACGTCGCCCAGTACCTGGAGGCGAATCCCAGCATCGCTGACCAGATGCCGGCCGAGAAAGAGCCTGCTGCCTTCGAGTTCGCGACCACCGGCGCCCGGAACGTCCAGCTCGGAATCACCGCGCTGATCCTGGTCGACATGGCGCAGACGCTGACCATTGCGCGCTCGCAAGACTGTCTCGAGGAAGGCAACCCGCTCGCAGCAGCCTTCATTGGCAAGTACCCGCAGCCGGCCCGTGTGGTCGCTGTCAACGCACTCGCCATCGTCGGCCACTGGGCACTGGGCTCCTATCTAGACCGCAAGGCGCGCGTCTCTGACCGCTGGGCGATTGCACAGCGGGTGTACCAGGCCTTGACGATCGGCGGGCACGGCGCTGCGGTCGCGAACAATGTCTCGAAGGGAATCAGGCCTTTCTCCAGCTACAGCTGCGGGAGCGCGTCATGAGGGCCTTCAGAACCTGGCGCGCCGCCAAACGCTATATCGAGACTTTCAGTAGCGCACACCGTCTCTCGGTGCTCCTCGTGGAAGGAACTTACATGGTCGGTGCAACTGACCCCGGCACGAGGATCGCCAGGCTAGACAGAAGGGGTCTCCATTTATCTGTGCGATTGCTCGACAAGGTTCTTCCCGATTCCCGAGAGACATCAGGGAGCGAGTCATGACCGCCCGCGCCCAACGCGAGCTCGGCCTCGCATTCATGTACTGGGGCTTTCTCCTCTGCTACGCGAGCCTGCTGCTCATGAGCTGCGCATGAAGACGCGCCCCGCCTATCCAGAATGGCTGAAATCCGCCGCCGGCAACGTCGCGCGCAAGACGATGGAGAGACGCGGAGTACGGCTCGAAACAGTTGGCCGACGCCAGTACATCGTTCGAACAGTCGCAGAGGAAGGCCTCGCGATCCTGAAGTCGCAACGGAGCTGGCCACTGTGCTGACTTTGATCCTCCTCGGCCTCTCCTGGCCCCTCATCAACGAACTGGTGATCTCTTGAACGCCATTTTGCATGCAATGACAGCGCTCGACTGCGGCCCAGTAGATCTGCGCCGCGATCTAACAGCCCCGGCCATCGATGACTCACACGAGAGCTCCTCGGAGTGCGCCGACGTGCAGCACATCACGCTCTCTAACGGCGACGTGCTGGAGGCGCTGACCTTCTGCATAAACACCGGCGACTGGCGTGCCAGCGACGGCGACAACGAGCGGCTGCACGGCCACGGCACAACGAGGCAAGACGCCATCGACATGCTCGTAGAGATCCGCGAGCAGGAGATCGACGAGGAGCGCGCCGAGGCCGAGTACGCACGCGGCTACGACCGCGAGGCGGCGGAGTTGGCGTATGTGGATTCTTTGGGGATGGAGGATTTGCGATGAGCCCTCTGACACTGATGCTTTCGCGATCACTGCTTTTAGTGGCGTGCCTCATCGGCATGGCTGCCTCCAAGGGGATCACCTGTTTTCTGCTTGTCTGTGCCGCAGCGATTCTGTTGGTTCGCCTTATCGACGACTCGGAGGAGTCATGAGCGTCACTTGGTCAAATATCTACATGACTGAAAGCGGCGCGTACATCTGCGCTTCTATCCAAGATCAAAGTGTCGAGGAAAACCAGTACTTCGCTGGCTTACCGCAAAATGTCTCTACTTGGATTGGTCGGCAGGAATTCTGGAACGGAATCCCCCTGCGCCCGCCCGTCTGCATCCGGGCGGAGCAGTGCAGCCACCGATGGAACTGGTGCGGTCTATACACAGACATCACCGACATCATCTACACGCACAAGATGACCCTGGAGAAGCAGTCATGACCCCCGCCAACCTCGAGGACGCGGAGCGGATCAAGGTGGAGTTGTTGGCCATAGAGCTCGAAGCTATCGCTATGGCCATAGATTCAAAGGAAGTCCAGGGCCTGAACAGTGTGGACAGGTCAGAGCTTGTCTCCGCCGCCGCCCTCCTCCGCCAGATCCCGGAGCTCAACAAGGAACGCCTTTTGCTCGGACGGATGCTGGACCTGCAGACACTGGAGACCTCAAAGCTCCGTCAGCAGCTGAGCGAGCGGGAGTGGAGGCCGATTGAGACGGCGCCGAGAGACGGCAGCTTCTTCTTGGGATTCCCAGTGTCCAGCTTCATGAATGGCGAGAAGGTAGAGCTTTGGGCCACTGTTAGATGGTCGACGATAGAGGACGCTTGGGTGCCTATTCGCTCGAATCACAGGCCAAAATTGACCCACTGGCAGCCCCTTCCCGGAGCGACGAAATGATGCTCTCCATCCCTAGCGGCATCGACCTGCGCGCACCGACCGAGAAGCGCGCGAACCTCGGAAACTGCTTCAAGCGGCTCGATGCGCTGCGCTTCATGCGGCGCGCGGGTATGCGGATTTTGGCGGAGTGAAACATGTGCATGATTGATGGCGCAGACGGTCATTGCCACGTGCTGAGAGATGAGAAGCACAAGGCGCGTAAACAGCATCGCTGCTCAGAATGCAGCCGGATGATCCGCGTAGGCGAGATCTACCAAGCGGAGGCCACCTTGTTCGATGGCTCGTTTGACCATCACAAGACCTGCATGCACTGCCAAGTGGCTCGCCGATGGCTGTCGGCCAACTGCGGTGGCTGGGTGTATGGCGGCGTCGAGGAAGACATCATCGAGCACGTCCATGACTACCGCCGCAAGGATCTGATCAGGCTCAAGTATGGCATGGCTCGTCTTTGGACTAAGCGTAACGGTGAACTGATGGCGATCCCGGCAATGCCGGCTGATCTTGGCGGAAAGGACGCAGCGAGGTTGATGCAATGAGCTACGTCGAAATCACCCTGCGCCAGCGCCTAAGCGACGCAAAGGCCATCCGGGACTACCTGGTCGATGCCGAGAGGCAGCTTCCGAGAAACATCCCGAATGCACAGATGCACATCTGGCTTGAGCACATTGCTCGCGAGATCGAAGACGCAGCAAGGCCCAAGGCCAAGGTCGTGGCGCTGAGAGCGGGGCAAACTGATGGACCGGAGGCTGCTTAATGGCACGCAGGATCTTCCCGGATATGGAGCAAGGCAGCGACGAATGGCTGGCGGCTCGCTGCGGCTTGCTCACAGCATCGGAAATGCATCTGATTCTGACACCCACGCTGAAGGCAGCCAGCAACGAAAAGGAACGCTGCCACCTATACGAACTGCTCGCCCAGAGAGTCACGCGCTACGTCGAGCCAACCTACATCGGCTCCGACATGCTTCGCGGGCAGGAGGATGAGATCGAGGCGCGTGCACTGTATGCAAAGCACTACTCAGCCGTGCGCCAAGTCGGCTTTATCACAAACGAGAAATGGGGATTCACGCTGGGGTATTCACCGGATGCGCTAGTCGGCTCAAACGGTGCCATAGAGTGCAAGTCTCGGCGACAGAAGTACCAGGCGCAGACCATCATCGAGATGGTGGTGCCTGACGAGTACATGCTGCAGTTACAGACCGGCATCCTCGTTGCGGAGCTGGATTGGATCGACTTTGTTTCCTACTGCGGCGGCATGCCGATGTTCGTGCAGAGAGTCTATCCAATCCCAGGATTCCAGCAGGCGATCATCGCGGCCGCGACGGCCTTCGAAGCGCGCCTCGCTGAGAAGCTCGCCGACTATCAAACCAGAAGCTCGAAACTCACACCAACAGAACGTCGCATCGAACAAGAGATGTACATATGAACATGCTGCAAACGATTGTCCCAAAGTCGGACCAGCTTAACGCCGATGACCTAATCGGCCAGACCTTGACCATTAAGGTCACTGAGGTTCGCTTCAAGGCCGGTGACGATCAACCGGTTGCCATCCACTTCGATGGCGACGCCGGTAAGCCGTATAAGCCTTGCAAATCCATGCGCCGAGTGCTGGTGCAGGCATGGGGCCCTGATGCGAACAAGTACCTCGGCCGCTCCATGAGCCTCTACAGGGACCCGAAGGTGCTATGGGGCGGTCAAGCGGTGGGCGGCATCCGGATCACGCACCTGTCGCACATCGAAGGCCCGCTCACCATGGCATTGACAGCGACGCGCGGCAGTCGCAAGGCCTACACCGTTGAACCGCTCGCGGTGAACTCTGCGCCTACTGTCGCAGACTACGAGGCCTGCGATACTACGGCCGACTTCGAGGCTCTCGAGTCGCGACGCGCGGCCACGTGGAAGGCTCTCAGAGCCGAGCAGAAAACTCCCATCAAGGCTGCGAGCGATGCCGCAAAGGCGCGACTGGCCAAGGCCTCAGAACCGAGCAGTGAGGAGTCGCAATCAGAAGGTGACCCCGCATGACCCCCTTCACCTGCGAAATCACCGAGATTTCCCGGCGCTGGCTTCGCATCCGCGTAAGCACGCCGGTCACGCCGACTCGCCGTTACTGGCTCAGCTGGGACGGAGATCAGCTGCGCGAGAGCGTCCACACGCGCGCCATCCGTGAGCGGGCGCCAGATGTCATGTCCAGCCTGCTGCAGTGGCTGGGCGATCGGTGGACGCGTGAGCGCATCGGAAAGGCTCTAAGGCAGCTTAACCACAGTGAGCCGGGGGCGTCGTCATGAGCGGTCTACCCATCTACAAAGACCACGACGGCAGCTGGCGGATTCAGGGCTACAGCGAGTTTCCGTTCTCCACCCGGGAGGACGCGCAATTCGCCGGTGAGGTTGCCATCCACCACTTCATCCACCGCTACTCGCAGGAGATGGCCAGCGAGTCGCGCCGTCGCCGGGCGGCGGGCAAGCACAAGGAGCAGGCATGATCAGGAAGTTCTTCAGCTACGAAGAGACCATAGACGACATTGGATCGCTTCTGTGTGTCGCTATCTGGTCGCTTGGAGCCTGGGGCCTGTCATTCGTCACCGGGCTACCTTGGGTCAACTGCTTCGCGCTCGGGATCGCATACAGCCTGTTCAAAGGACGCAAGTCATGAGCATCACCGACGAAATCAATGAGCTTCCCGAGCTCATCCGCCAGTACATCGCCGACCTCGAGCAGCGCGCCGACCCCGCTGGAGACGTGCGCCGTGCGTATGTCGCCGAGGAGAAGGCGCAGGCGTTGGAGCGGCTGGTGCAGGAGTTGACGGATGAACTCGACCGCACGCGCAGCAGCCTGACTCACCTTCGAGAGGTGTGGCAGCAGAGCCAGCAGTCCGAGCGCCTGCTTCGATATGCCCTAACCGGGCTATCGTCGGAGATTGGAAGCCGTTTCGGCAGCGATGCGGACATGACCAAGGAGCTGCGTGCGCACATGGTGATTGCCCGCGCAGCCCTCGGCCAGCCGCAGGCCCATGAAGTCAATCTCTACTACCTGCAGGACTCACGGCAGTACGTCGGCAACTCGATTCTCTGGTGGCGCGAAGGCGGCGCTGGCTACACCACGAACCTGGAAGAGGCCGGCACATTCACGGCTGAGAAAGCCTTCCGGCAGCATCGTGATCGCTCCAGCGATCGTCCATGGCTCAAAACCTACATTGACCAGCACGCCAACCGGCATGTCGATCACCAGAAGTTGAAGCGACCCCATGACACCCAGCCGCAGGGGGAGCAGAAGGAGAAAACCAATGGCCCCCTGTGACGCCCAAGCGCTGATCGCGGAGCTGCAGGTGAAGGTTGCTGCCCTCTCTGCCGAGAACGAATCCCTAAAGACGCGTGTCGAGCAGTTCCGGGAATACTTCGGCACCAAGGCTGACGAAATCCGAAAGCAGTGCGACCTTGCACTAGCCCAGCATCAGCGCCTCTCCGCCGAGAACGCGGGGCTGAGGGAGGACAAAGCCCGCATCGACTGGCTCGGTGGCTATAACCAGCGAATTTGCAACATTCGATACCACGCGAACCCGGATGATTTGCGCCAAGCAATCGACGCAGCCCGAGGTGCAAATTGAATCGAAAGATGTACAAAGTCGACGCCAATGGGTGCTGGCTTTGGCAAGGCCGAGTATCAACTGGTGGCTATGCGTTCATGTACTGGATGAAGACGAACGTCGTGGCGCACCGAGTCTCTTACCTGATTCATCGCGGCCCTATACCTAGAGGCATGCTCGTGTGTCACACGTGTGACGTGCGGCATTGCATAAATCCTGATCATCTTTTCCTTGGAACAACCAAAGACAACGCCATAGACATGGTTCAGAAGAAGCGCCACAGGTACGGGGAGAATGCCACATGCGTCAAGCTTAGCAACAGACAGGTAATGTCGATTCGCGCTTCAAACGTCAGTTCGAACATTCTGTGTAAGAAGTATGGCGTATCCGGTTACACGATCAGGTCTATCAGAAGCCGTACAACCTGGAAGCATCTGCCATGAATGAAATGCTTGCTTTGCAAGAAGAGAATTCCCGCCTGCGCGAACGCGTGGGGGAGTTACAGCAGTTTCACGATTGGGCATTACCACAGATTGAACGAGTACCAGAGTTAGAGAAGGGATACTTGAAGCGCGAGCATCTACTAATGGAAGCAGTGGGATGGCTTTATCGTTTATCAGAGCGAAGACTTGATGCAAAGCATACTGCTCCACCCGCCCACCTCGCCCCGCTGATCGCGGAGGCTACCAAGGAGCCGAGCAATGTCTAACACCCGCTACACCCACCCGCGTGAATACGAGCGCATCCTGCAGCTGCGCGCCAAGCTCCCGGCCGCAAAGCAGGTCGTGCGCGATATGGAAAGCGAACTCGCCCGCCTAGAAATGCTCCTCGGCGAGCAAATCGACCATCAGCCCGCTTCGCCTAGCGGGTGGGGGTTTCCCGGATGAGCCTGCAATACATTCGGGACTGCTACAACGTACCAGCCAAGCGCGGCGGCAGAATCAGCTTCAGAGGAAACGACGGTGACAATGATCCATGCGAGCCGATGGAAGGCGTCATTGTGGGCGCGCGCAACGCATACCTACGAGTCCGCTTCGACGGCTCGCCTCGCATCGTCAGCCTGCACCCGACGTGGATGGTCGAGTATCTCGCCTCCCCTCGCCCGCCCTCTGACGGAGGAGTGACGTGAAAGAGTATCTGGTCATCTTTGAGAGCGACATCGACATACCGCGATGGTTCGCGTTTCGAGCGTTCTCAGAGAGCAAGGCAGTCACGATCGCTAGCGCTATGCTTCGACGCGCGGTAGGTCGCTGCCATTGGTATGCAGTCTCCAAGGTTGTGAGCCGGTGATTGAGGTGAAGTGACGTGAGCAAGAACGCACGCATACATCAGATCGCGGCAAGAATCAGGCAACAGCTTGAGACACCAAGGGGCTCCTCCAGTTGCTCAGCTGAACTACCGGGATGGGTCTGAGAGCTACATGATCCGAACTGCGGTCATCAAGCGGGCCACTCCGCCATGGGCGGATCGCAAGGCTATCGCTGAGCTCTACCGACGCTGCAGGCAGATCTCGCTTGAAACTGGTGTGCCTCATCACGTCGACCACGATATTCCGCTCATGGGCGCAAACATCAGCGGGCTCCACGTCGAGTCGAATCTCAAGATTGTGCCTGCACGTGTGAATCAGCAGAAGGGGAAGGACTTCCGATGATCAAGTGGGTGCGAATCAAGAAGTTCTGCGCCGAATCTGGCGAGACCGATGATGCTGTCCGCTCGGCCATTGCGGGCGGCATGTGGCCCGAGGGTATCATCTGGAAGAAGGCGCCGAGCGGGCGCATCTACATCAACACAAGGAACTTCAACAAATGGGTAGAGGGCCAGGTGTACGCGCCACAGGGCCGCGGTCAATCCAGATCGATTTCCGCTACAAAGGAGTCCGCTGTCGTGAGCGACTTAGCCTCGCGCCGACGCCGGCCAACCTCAAGTACGCCGCGCGATTGAAGGCCACCATTGATCACGAGATCGCAACGCAGACCTTCGATTACGCGAAGCACTTCCCTGAGAGCCCGCGCGCCAACCGACTACCTGGCATCACGACGCCACTCAGGCAAGCGCTTCTCAATTACTGCGCCGGTCTCGATGGCCAGCTACAGCCAGAGACGGTGGATGAGTACCGGCACGATTGCGAGATCGTTGCTCAGGGCTTGCGAGGAGAGGCTGTAGAGACGCTCACGCGCGCCAAGGTCCGCTCCTGGGTCTCGACGCTCAACCTGACCAAGAAGCGCATAGACAATCTGCTCATCCCCCTTCGGGGTGCGCTCAACCAAGCGGTGGAAGATGGCAAGATCACGGCAAGTCCGCTCTCAGGCTTCAGAGTCCGGCGCGTTGAGAAGGCGCGCGAAACCATCGACCCTTTCACGCCAGAGGAAATTGGCAAGCTCGCTGCCACCGATCTTGGCCACCTCTGGCAGTTCTGGGCCTGGACAGGATTGCGAAGTGGTGAGCTTATCGGGCTTAGCTGGGGTGACGTGGCGCCTTCGTGCGAAACTATTGCAATCCGGAGATCTGTCCGTGTCGGTCGAGAGAAAGTCACAAAGACCCGCTCAGGTATCCGAGACATTGCACTCCTTCCCGATGCGCGGACCGCTCTTCGCGGTCTCACACGGAGGGCAGAGCATGACCCGGTATTCACTAACCCGAACACCGGCGAGCGCTGGCACGAAGATAGAGGCCTCGCCAGAGCTTTTCGTAAAGCTTGCACTGCCGCCGAGGTCCGCTACCGCTACCCGTACCAGCTACGCCACACGTACGCCACGTG